GCATCAAAGAGACCGCTGTGGTGGCCGATGGCGAGTGGGGCGAGAAGGAAGTCGGGCGCGTGCGTGTCTTCAAGCGCGAGAACGAGGTCGTAACCTGGTCTTTATACGAAGAAACCACGGGCGGAACGTACGAGCTCATCGTCAATACCCAGCCTTTTGCGCTCAAAGAGATCCCGGTGATCCCGCTGCACACAACTGCCGTGGTGAAGTCAGGTGAGCTTTTTGCTCCGTCGCCGCTGGAAGATCTGGCGTATATGAACTTGCAGCACTATCAAGAATCGTCGGATCAGTCGAATATTCTGCGCGTGGCGCGTGTGCCTGTGCTTTTTGGGTCGGGGATGTCGGAAGAATCTGAGATCAGCATCGGCTCAGAGTACGCAATCAAGGGCGACACGGGCTCAGATCTCAAGTATGTCGAGCATTCAGGGGCAGCCATCGGCGCTGGGCGGCAGTCGCTTGTTGATCTGGAGACCAAAATGAGCGCCTTCGGGGCCGGGATGCTCGAGAATACCGGGGCTGTCGAAACTGCTACGGGCCGTGCTTTGCAGGCTGGGGAGAATAACAACCGGGTTGCGATGATTGCGCTGCATTTGGCGTCGGCTTTAGAAAAGGTTATGGGGTGGATTGCGTACTTCAATCGCATTTCTGAGCCTGATTTTTCGGTAGATATTCACACCGAGTACGGCATTACAGGCTCTGCTGAGGATCTGAATGCACTTCTCCAGGCGCGGACGATGGGTGATTTGAGTCGTGAAGACTATCTGAATGAGTTGAAGCGGCGTGGGTTGCTGCGGAATGACTTCAATATGGCTGATAATGTGGATCGATTGGCTACAGAATTGGTTTGATTTCAAGCAGTTTTTCTGAGCCAAAGTTATCCAAAGCCAAGGATGGCAGCTTTGACCAGCACTAGCGAGAAGTACACTGATCCAGACTTGATGCCAGTCGATATAGATAGTCCTAAAAGAAGATAAAGGGCCCCATGCGGGCCTTTTTTACATCTGCTACTTTTCATCCTGGTATACCTCCAATATACTCGCGGCACGAATATAACGAGGTATCGATTACATGTCACGTCTTGCTGAATTCCGCAAACTCGAAGAACAACTGGCTCTACAGCTGGCCGAGCTCGAAGCCATGAAGAACGACGGCTCCCTTCAGCGCGAGATGGAGTTTGAAGACAAGCTCCGCGCTCTGATGGCTGAGTACAACGTCAACTTGCCTGCCCTGATCGGTATCCTAGATCCTCAGGCTTCTCGTACCACTCGCGCTGCTGCTTCTACTGACAAGCGCCGTGAGCGTAAGATCAAGCTCTACAAGAACCCGCATACCGGTGAAGTTGTTGAGACCAAAGGCGGTAATCACAAGGTGCTGAAAGCCTGGAAAGCCGAGCATGGGGCTGACGAAGTCGAGAGCTGGGTGCAAGCATAAAGACGGCTAAGAAGAACTCTTGACCGCAAAACATGGGCCCCACGGGGCCCTTTTCTTTGCCTGACTGTCACATGTACTCAGCGAGATAGTCCTCAAGATCTTTCGCATCGTAGATCTCCACCATCTCTGGCTCAGGAGTCCCGACGATCCAGAAAGGGGCTGCGGTAAAGTCGGTATCAGCTGCCTGATCACTTTCGTCCCAGCCTTTCTGCTCCGCTTGCATGTGCTCAGCTGAAGCCAGGTAAAAGCTGTCACTGATGACTACGTATCCGTCTTTGCTGGCTGCTTCTAGAAATTTTTGCGCGTTCATTTTGATCACCTTTTGAGTTTTAAGAGATCTCTTTGTCTCTTATCTATATATACGTCACAAGTCTTAAAAACCTTTAGCACTTTTTGAATATTTTTTTTCTAGTCTCTCAAGAGCTCATGAAGCACCCGACACTCTTCATCACTCACACTGAAGAGCTCGATCAAAAAGGCCCTCATACAAGCCCAAAAAGCGAGAAGGTAAAGATCGAAGTCAAGCTGACTGCCAAGCCGGTGACAAGTGCATTAGCAAAGACTTCCTGCTTTTTTGCTTCTCTTGCCCGATATGCGAAAAGTACTGGAGCGATAGTGGCGGTGAAGACTATGACCAAAAGGATAAGAATAGCGGTCATGATGCGTTCCTTTTTATTATTATTCGTGGCTTCTTTGTCCACAATTTTATTATGCAAAAGCAGATATATATAAGTAAAGAAGTATTTTGATGTATACCTGAAGATAGTTTGGTGTCAAAGTATTGAGGGCAAAAGGAGATCGATATGCACGGCACTGAGCTAAGTGAAGAAGCGAAAGCAGAGATCAAGAAGTATGCTGCTGGTGAGCAGTCTGCTGAAGCGGCGGGATATCTACTGCGGGAAGCTGGGATGACGCTGCCTGGGGAGCCGGATCCGCGAGCTGGGGATGTGATCATGTGGTCGAAGCAGCTTGGGTATGGGCTGCCGACGATCCCCAGCGATGAAGTAGAGGCCGAGGTCGAGGCTGCTATGCGCTTTTTGGGGATGAAGTTTGGTGGCTGATGGTTGTGGGCAAAAGAAAAGGCCCCGGAGGGCCTGGTTGGTTAGCTCTGGCTGTTCGCTCCAGATCCTTCGAAGATGAAGTTACTCAGCGCACTGACAAGCCTCGGCGTATAAAGCCTATCAGGAAGACTGCGGACATCTTCGAGCGTGCCCTCTGATTTCAGTCTTTCGATAAGTGCTTCTTCGTCGATGAGTCTGTAAAGATCAAAGCCGAGTTCTACCAAGTCATCCTCTCTTCGGGGAAGTCTTGCCAGTATCCTATTCGCCACAACACCATTAAACTCGTCTTCATCATTCCGAGGTATTTTTGCGATGGGATTACCGGTCATATCGTAAGCGACTACATCTTCATCTTTTCGTCTGATCATTCTCATGACATTGCAAGCCATCTCGCGAGCTACTTCATCAGCGAACTCACTATCTGACAAAAAGTGCTGACGAATCTTACGGCTGTCATCATAAGCCATAAAGCTCCCAAAAACATCCCTTACTCCTTGCTTGTAAATACTCATATGTGTCACCTTTTATTGTTATTCCACGGCTTCTTTGTCCGTAGTTTCATTATGCAAAATGAGCGCGAGGCGGGTAAACAACTATTTTGCTGTATACCTAAAGAAAGTTTGATGTCAAATATTGTTGTCAAAAGAAAGGCCCCGGAGGGCCTGGTCATCTTGTTAGCTTGTCTAGTATTGACTTTATCTTCTCCGACTCCTCGCTGATAAGATCTTTGTGCATGCAGTTCATTAGGAGCTCGTTGATGTTTGCTACGTGTTGTAGTAGCTCGTATATCTCACTATCCATCGGATCTCCGTAACGCTCGATCTCATCGTATAGATCAAGTAATCGCACAGACCTTATCTTTTCATCTTTTCTTCTCATCGAAGAACCCCCGTGAGTTATTTATCTGTAGTCTTATTATGCAAAATGAGCGCAAGGCGGGTAAACAACTATCTTCCTATATACCTAAAGATAGTTTGCCGTCAAACTTTGTGGCCAAAGAAAAGGCCCCGGAGGGCCTGGATAGTTAGATCTGCTTGATGAGTTTTACGATCTCTTCGTCGATGATGCGCATCTTGCTTTTAGAGTCAGCGCTTGGCCCATATCTGTATACGTAGGTGGCGCCGTCCACTTCGACTTTCTCGTCACCGAAGTCAAGCTTGAAACTGCCGGCGTTCACCCGGTAGAGTCTGCTCACTACGCTTCTCTTCTCAGTGCAGTCAAGAGTGAAGTATGTGCGGGAGCAGTCGCCTTTGCTCCAGTCTTCTGATCCGACGATTGATAGAGTGACAGTTTTTTGCCCGTTCTGAAAAGTGACCTTGCTCATTGTGATTCCCCTTATTTGTTTTCTCTTATCTATATATACGGCTCACTGTAGAAAACCTTTAGCATTATTTTCATGTATACCTGAAACTATATTTTCGTCAAGTTTATGGGTATAGCAGCGGCATATCAGAAGGCGCCCTTACATTTATCTTCTTCTTATAAGCAATGAAGGAGATGAGCGGGTGACAAGATAAGAAAAGGTGGTTATACAAAGTGGCATGGCAGTGAGATAACCAGATGGCTAAGAAAGACGCAGTAAGATAAAAAGATAGAAGAAAGCACTTGCACACTCCCGCGCTCATATCTAATAATAAGAACTATAAGCAACACATAATAATAAGAATGGGAAAACCATCATGGACACTACAACAATAAGAGCACTCGACGTACACTCCGCCCACATCTGCGCACTCAGACTTGTCGGCGGCTTCGACAGCGAAAAGAGACACTTCCCCGCGCTCGACACTTTCCAAAGCCCTAACCGCGAAAGACTTCAATACTTCGCTGAACTCGCTGAAGTCGGCGACCGCAGATCTCAGATCATGATCGAGAACGTGGCCATCAGCGAACTTCTAAGAGCCAAAGACCTCGAGCTTGACGGCAAAAAATACATCTTCGACATCCAGACCTTCCAGTGCCCAGTGGCCATGGACTATGTGCTCTGGGAAGTACTAGCTCAGATCAACGACGACTAATAAGAACAATAAAAAGGGGCTTCATTATGAGCAGAGAGATAAGAGAGATCGTCACGATAGCAGTAGCTCAGCAAGACTTCAGAATTCTAGAGTCACTCGAGCTCGATCAGCCGCAGCTTCTGTCGCTTCACATGCAGCTGCCGGCTCTTCTATCGGACATCAGAGCTATCGACGATCCACGCTTCACTGAGGCCAAAAGAAAGACACTGCTAGCCCTAGCGAAGCTGATAGGCCCTTTCCACACCATCTGCCGAGCCACAAAGATGCCGATCATCGACGACGTGGAGCTTCTGTCTGAGCTTTTGTGTGCAAAGAAGTACAGCGATGTGGAGATGTGCGAGCTGCGCGCCAGGGTGCTGAAGGCTGCCAGGGCCGGTCAAAAGGAAGTGTGCAAGGTTCTGGTGCCGTGGTGCGACTTGGGTGATGCGGATATGTATGAGGTTTGGGAGGCTTCTTATGCTTTTGACGGCAAAGGAGATGACTTTGTCTTCAATGTGATGCTTGAAACTGGCGCCGTTGGGCGAGTTCTACGAGATGCAAGACGTGGAAGTATCTCTATAAGTGAGGCTTTTCTCAGGCACTTTCATGTCCACGTTGGAGCTGATGAAAAGGAAGTCATCTTAAAGGCTGTGCTGAAAGTTCGAAAAAAATAGTGTACGGCCCCCACACGTCTTATTTTGTTATATACTAGCGTTACAACATAACAACAATAATAAGACCTTGGGGGTCAAGACATGTTGAAGCAAAGTAATGGTTTGGTCGTATTCAGAGCTTTTGGTGATGAAGACGGCGGAGACCAAGAGCCAGGGGCTCAACCAAATGTTACTGAAACACCAGAATTTCAAGAGGCTCTGAAGGCCAAGATCGCCGAAGTACTAGCATCTGAAACGTCTGGACTCAAGAATAAGAATGCGGAAATTCTCGCTGAGAAGCGGAAAGTTCAAGAGCAACTGAACGCAATTTTGGCTCAAGCAGAAGATCAGGCAGATCAGGAAGCTCTGAAAGCCGGCAAGCTCGATGTCCAAAGTCTCATCGACAAGCGCGTCAACGCCGCTAATCAGACTTGGCAAGAGCGTCTACAGGCTGAGCAGAGCGAAAAAGAAGAGCTCCGGAAGGCTGTAGAAGCCGAAAAAGGTCGCTTAAAGCAGTTCCAGATTAAGCAACTTGTTGGCTCTGAGTTCCTCAAAAACGAATTTGCACAGCCTACAGCACTAGATGACGTGCTCAACCTGGCTGGCAGCAACTGGGAACTGAGCGAAACGGGCGACCTTATCAGCCGTGATAGCGCCGGGAATATCAAGATGGGCAAGACAGGCCGCGCTTTGACTCCAAAAGAGTGGATCGAAGACCTGGCAGGATCCCGTCCTCACTACTTCAAGCAGCTGCCTGGAAGTGGCGGTAAGCAAGGTTCTGGTGGTGCAGGTAAGTCAGTAAGTCGCTCTGAGTGGCAACAGCTTATCGCTATGGCGTCACCAAAAGAGCAACAAGAGCTTTTCAGTAAGCGTGCGAATGGTGAAATCACCGTTGCATAAGTTACAACCGGGCTCGAAAGGGCCCACTGTAAGCGCCAGGGGCGCAAACTGACGGTTCTGTGGGCCGCAGACAACCTACAATTTTGCGTCACAAATAATAATAACAATAAATAGGTGCAATAAGATGAACAAAACTTCAAACCTGGTCGTTCTGAAAGCCTTCGGAAACGATTTTGAGGCCCTAATCAACGAAACAATCCTGCCCGTTGCTATGTCCAGGCTTCGTGGACAGCTCACTATGCCTAAGCTTATCTCGGTAGATACCGCTGATGAGTCGAAAAAAGTCGGCGAATTGGTTCGCGTCAACAAGCCTGTCGAGTTCGATAGCGCTGATGAGCACGGAACTGGCGGTTCTACTGCGACTGACCTGAACGTGGAAAAGGTCGAGCTGAGGCTAGATAGGCACGTTTACAAAGAGTTCAAGATGTCTGACCGCGAGTTCACCGGCATGCAACCGGGCGTTATCCCTGATGCTTTGGCCGCTGCTGTCGATGTTCTGGCTCGTACAGTCAACTCCGCGATCTTCGATATGTCCAAAGAAGTGCCTTACTTCTCCGGAAATCTTGCTTCTGCTAACGCTCGTGACAAGAAAGACATCATCCAAGCTCGTAAGACTCTGCAAAACGCCAAGGTTTTCGGCGACAAGAACCTCGTTCTGACTTCCGATACTGAAGCTGATCTGCTTGGAATTTTCACTACCGGTCATGATCAGGCGGCTGAAAAAGAAGGCACCATTGGCCGTAGATTCGGTTTTGATGTCTACAGCGACGTGCAGGCTCCTTATCACTTCGCTGGTACTGCTTCGGAAAGCGCCGGTATCACTCTGTCAATCGCCGCTGCTGCCGGCTCTAGCACTCTTGTACTCGCTGGATGCGGTGCTAACGCTACGCTGGTCAAGGGTGACGTGATCTCGGTTGCTGGTTCCAGTCAGGTGTTCGCAGTGGCTGCTGACGTTGTGGCTGATGCGGATGGCGCTGTGGCTGTAGCTGTGACCCCTGCGGTAAGTGCTGAGCTGGCTTCTGGCACTGCAATCACCGTCGCAGGCGACCACGCTGTTGACCTAGCCTTCTCGAAGTCGGCTTTCATGATCGCTTTCCGTCAGCTCGAGACTCCTGAGAACGCCCCTGGCGTGACCATGGGCTCGATGACTGACCCAGTCACTGGCATCACTCTGAGACTGCTCAGCTGGTACAACCCATCGACCGAATCGACTCACTGGAAGCTCGAGACACTCTTTGGCTGCAAAGCTGTAGCTCCTGAGCGTGCCATCCGCGTCGGCGGTCACTAAGCAAAACGGGGGCTCGCAAGGGCCCTCTTTGCACACAAAGCTTGCACACAAAAATATGGGATCCAGCTGGATCCCCTTTTTTCGTCTTCGATTATTAGATGGAGCTGGTGATGCTGGAGTAGTCGATGCTCGGGAAGTGGTCTTCGAAGATGCCGCAGAAGTCGGAGATGTGAGCGGGCTCGCCTTCGTGGTCGATGACCTGGATGCCTTCGATCTTCCAGCGATCTTCAGGACAGATGTTGCCCGACATGAAGGTATCAGGCTCTCCGTCATAGTGGCCGAAGCCTCCGGATCTTGTGACAGTGATGTCGCCGCTTACTGATACCATTTTTCCGGCGCCGTAAAGGTATTCGCGGTCTTCACCGACCACGCGGTCTCCACCGGGTAAGCTCTTGGCTGAAGAGCAGCCTTTGTACTCTACTTCTTGCCTGTGAGTCCAATTCACAGTGGCGACGAACTTCTTTAGTTCATAGATGCTTATTTTTCTCATGTCTCTTACCCTCTGTTGTTATGAGTTCTCTTTGACTCATATATATACTTTACTGATGAGCAAGTAAGCGATCAACAAGCAAATCAGAATTATTGCAATTATTTTATAAGTATGCCCACGGTAGACTCTTAAATTTTAAAAAGTATGTGGTTCGCCGGGGAGTAGTGCCGCAGATTTCACGTAGCGCACGCATTTGTGTATAGCTGGGATGTACCTAGTGGCTTGTGTTTTGATTGCAAGAAGTTTTACTTAGCCAAAGTTTTACTCATCAATGCATGGCTCAAAGAGTGTACAATGGGATTATAAGAACAATAATAATTGCGGGTTCTATGATGACTATTCAAGCCTCTATGTCTACCAATGGGGATTCGCTCCCTATCGTCTCACCTGGTGTTAGCCGGGGAAAAGGCGACCTTCTGACCGCTGCCGATATCTTCACTTCGCAAGTTATCCAAGGCCAGACCGTATATATCTTCTGCGAGTCGGTCATTCATATAGCTGAGGGCCTGTCGGTAAGCGATACAGACGCTCCTATCGACGCCAGATCGGGCATCTATCTCTCTGTGAACGCCGGTAAACAACTGAGCTTCAAGCTTATGGGCGCGTCAGATCCGGCGACTGTCTGGATCCATGAGGTGAGATAAGCCATGAACATTATCCAGCGCTCGCTACTGTCCCTGAATCGCTTCCGTGCAGCCGTCAAAAAGGTCTTCGGCCCTCCTGGCGGCCTGTGGGTGACTTGCAACGCCGATTCTACGGCTACAGTTGGCGGCACTGGAGCAACTCCTGGCCACTACCTCACAGTGACCTTTCCTGACGACTCCACAGTATCAACCATCGTAGGTGCTTCCGGAGCGTGGTCGGTGACTTCAGCGCAGCTGGCTAGCTGTCCGAGCCCTGATGCCCTGTCAGTAAGTACCTCAAACCCAGCAAATACGGCGGTAATCGACAGCATCACAGTCACACCAGAGGGCAAGTACTTCGTCCAGGGCCACGGCGGACGCGACCGCGACACTATCTCTTTCACCATCGACGACGAGACCTACACCCTGATCCTTGACGGGTCGTCAGTCTGGTTTTTCACGGTTGAGCCCAAAGTGCCGCCGAAAGACATCGAGCCGGGCGACATCGATCCTGGCACTGACTACGTGCCTCCATACGTCATCAGTATCGAAGATCAAGGCGACGGCACGCATAAAGTCACGGGGGCCGGAGGGAAAGTCGGAGATAAGCTGGCGGTAGTGGCTGATGGCGTTGAGTACGAAGTGACTGTCTCGAGCGCGGATGGCTGGACTGCGATTGTCGGCGAGCGCATTGAAGATGGCATTGAAGTGCCTGGCTATGTCGCGCCTTACGTCATCTCGATCACTGACAACCTGGACTCGACCTTTACAGTAGTCGGTGGTGGCGGAAGAGCTGGCGATAGGCTGACTGTGATCATTGATGGCTCAGAAAAACTTCTTGTAACCAACGCTGATAACGAATGGTCGGTCATCGTCGACATGCGCGTACCCGACCAAGAAGAAGTCGACGTCGGCTCTGACTACATCCCGCCCTACGTCACAGAGATCATCGACAACCTCAACGGCACTCACACCGTACGCGGCGCTGGCGGCAAAGCTGGAGACACGCTGACTGTCACGATCAAGCAAGTCGACTACACCATCAGCCTCGTAACCACCGGAGACACATGGTCAGTCACCGTGACCGAAGAGACCGTAGCTGAAGAAGACGTCGACGTAGGCTCTGACTACATCCCTCCCTACGTCATCTCGATCACAGACAACGGCAACTCTACCTACACGATCATCGGCGCCGGGGGCCGCGCTGGCGATGTCCTCACGGTCACTGTCGAAGGTCAGCAGCATCAGATCACGACTACAGCTGACGACGCCTGGAGCCTCACGCTCGACCTGTCCACGCCTGCGCCCGGCGATGTAGATGTAGGCACTGACTACGTACCTCCCTATGTCATAAGCATCACCGACAACGGCACCACTTTCACTGTCATCGGCGGCGGCGGACGCGAAAACGAAGTCTTCTCTATCACTTACGGCGGCGACACATACCCGATCACGATCCCAGCCTCTGGCACCTGGACTGTCGAAGTCACCAAGAAACAACCGCCTGTCGTCGAAGTGCCAGACACCTACGTACCGCCTTACGTCATCTCAGTCACCAACAACAAGGACGGCACTTACACGGTCATCGGCGGCGGCGGACGAGCTGGCGATTTGATCTCAATATCCATTGACGGCAATCTTTTTCAAGCTGAGATTCTTACAGATAATTCTTGGGAAATGACCTTCGAGTTTACGCGCACTGTTGATCTTGAAGATGTCGTCGTGATCGTCAGACCGGAAGAGCTAGATGGCTTCGTGACCGCTGCGGATGCGGTTTATGCTGACTTTGATGTCGCCGAGTTCGTCGAGTGTGCGGATGATGGCTCGTATATCTCATGGGAAGCTTTCGTAGAAGCCGTGAAGAAGATAGTTGGGGTCGATACAGCAGCGCTGGATACTATCAATCTCGGCTATGACGGCGGCTATGCGAAGAAAGTGCTTCGATCTGGTGATCAATATATAGCTGCATTTAACTATAAGTACATCAAGTTTAGTGTCATTGCCGGCGTGGTTTCGGATATTGTAACAATCGAAAAGAACTACATGACTGACAGGAATTGCGATGTTTTCCGCACTCAGCACGGGATCTACTACTTCAAAAAAGATGGTCTGCTTGACCGATTGACTCGTCTTGATGGCGCTGAGAGTGCTGTAGCACTTGATATAGATAGCTTCGGAGACACCAGGCCTCCTGCTCTAGTGACCCTGGGCGATTTCGACTGGCTAGTAAACTCAGATTTTTCGATCTCATATCTGATCGATCCAGTGACTTTAGATCACACTCAAGGCCCGGTTTTTAGCGAGATAGTCCTCGGACATCAGGGTGATCTTGCTTCGATAGTGTCAGCGGACGGGCGTGTTTTCGCTGAGTGCAAAGATAAGACCACAGGAAAGTACGGCATATATGAGCTGAAGCGAGATGGTTTCACCCTGCTTTTGGGCAAGATCGGCAGGCTCGTCGGAGGAGATAGTGCGCTATATGTCTTCAACGCCGGCGGAATCAACGAGCTCGTCAAGATGGATTTAAGCTCCGGTCAGCAGAAGACGCTTGCATCTCCCACCAGCATCATCGGTGGTCATGTAGTCGGCGACTTCGGAGTTTTTTTACGGCGTGATAAAGGGGGGGTTTTCGCTACTTATGACGGCGGGGAGACCTTTACTGATCTCTTTTATACACCCAATGCGCAAAAATTCACGTACTTAGACTGCGATGGCGACCGTGTAATCATCACTAAAGAGAACGACACATACACTCTTCAGACATATAACCTGATCAAACTCTGATACAATATAACAACTAATAATAAGAGTCAGAACAATGACCACAAACAGAAAAAGACCATCAGACCTCGCGGTTTGGGACGGCGATTTGAGCGCAAACTTGCACGTGCACAAACCGGGCGCGTCGATGAAAGTGAGTTTGCAGGAGATCGTCGATGCTGTGCCGGTTCCTGAGCCGTCAGAGCCATCTCAGCAGATCGTGATATCAGAAGCTGGCAAGACACTTGTCGCTAAAGAGTCTGTCGCTGAGATGAAAGTGCTGCTCGAGATCCCTGAAAGCCAGGGGCCTGGCGTCGAGCTACAAGGTACTAAGTACGAAGTCACCGAAGGTAAGGCGCTGAGGTTTGGAGCTTTCGGTCTAGGCGGCGGGCGGCAAAACGCGGGTGTGAGCGTGGCGTCTTTAGGGCTGCAATACGCCGATAACATGAGTATGCCAAACGGTTTTTATAGCGCAAAAACTACCGACTGGCAGCCCGCTAACTCGCCAGGAACCTCTTCGGTAGTATCGAATGGCGCTGCTTTGCTGCATGTCTCCGCTGATAACCCTTACTCGGCTTTCCAGATTCTGGCTGGCAAGAGTGGAGCTGTCTACGCAAGAGTCAAAGATGGAGCTAGTCTGAACGGATGGCTGCCATGGTTTAACCTGAACGGAAGCACGGCTGTCTTTGATGAAGTCGGAGCCGTATTGCTTGCGAGAGTACTTGACGGTACGAAAGGCACTCTTTCAAACGGCTTTTATTCAAACATGGCAGGCCGTGCGGGCTTGAAACCTGTGGCTTTTGACGGGTCAGATATGCCTACAACTACTCCATATCTGAACGGTACGTGGACTCAAATTACATACTGTGACCACAGCAGCGCTGATCCGGTGGCTCGCATGGCGCTATGGAGAAAAATAAAGTGAGAAATATTCGAAATATCGAGAAAATGGCTGATGGTGCTTTCATATATGAAGTCGAAGATTCGGCTTTAGGGTGGATATATTCGTCAGCTTCGCCCAGCCAGCCTGACGAACTTGAGCTTTATGACGAGATACAGAGCGGAAAACATGGCGCAATCGGCACTTATATTGCACCCCAGCGCACTCGCTCTGATGTAGAAATCGCTCGTAAATCCGCTTATGCAAACCCACATACCGGCTCCGACAGGCTCTTCGCTGAAGCCCAGCGCATGCAGCTCATGGGCGAGACTGACTGGGAAGCTGTACGAGATCAAGCAGTAGCGCGCTTCGAAGAGATCAAGGCTCAGCATCCATGGCCAGCGGAGGAAGAGCTATGAAAAAGACAGAAAGCGTATGGCTAGAAGTCGGAGAAAGACGGGTTCTAGTCGATGTTGGAAGCAAACAGCATGAGTTTTGGCTTGCCAAAGTTGTTGATACCGGCGCTGGTGGGGACGTTGTAGAGTCTACGGGGCCTGTGGTTGAGGTAGTGCAGGTTGCTGAGGTCGTTGAAAAGCCAAAGCGCGGTCGAAAGCCTAAAGTTGTAGTTGCTGATTAAAGTCCGAGGGATTCTTCCAGTTTTATACCGAGCATCTTATTTTCGTCCTGGGCGAGCTCGAGTGCTCTTTTCTTGATGCTCTTTACGAGATCAGGCACTGGCATTGAGTCTGCGATCTGCTGCTTGTGCTCAAGTGTCGCTTCATGCACTACTCGCTCATAAGCAGACTTGCCGTACCTGTCAATTATATCGAGAAAAGGGTTATTCATCGCTCAATCCTTGAAACGCAAGTGATACAATAATAAAAACTATAATAATAAGAACATACTCATATGTCAATTCATTCGGATCTCTCAATTGAGACAATTAAAGCTGCTCCTCCTCTCGCTGTAACGTCCGCGATGTTTGTTGGTATTTCTGTAAGCGACTGGGCAGCGATCCTCACCGTTATCTATGTACTTCTTCAGATCTTCTTTCTTCTGAGCAAGAAGTACAAAGAAGTGAAGTTGACTAAGGCCCAGGCTACTCAAAAGCCCGAGGTCGAAGATGCTACGTAAGAAGATAGTCGCACTTTGCGCAGCGGCTACTTTAAGCATCGCAGCCGGCGTCGTCTCGCACTTCGAGGGCCTCGAGACATCTGCATATAAAGACCCCATCGGCATACCGACCATCTGCTACGGGCATACCGCAACAGCCAAACTCGGCCAGGTCAAGACTGAAAAAGAGTGCGACGGACTACTTAAAGCAGATCTGCAAGTAGCACTGGATGCAGTCGATAAGTACGTCAAAGTCGAGATGCCTGTAGAGCGGCGGGCGGCTTTTGTCAGCTTTGTTTACAACGTGGGCGCGGGGAACTTCTCGAAGTCGACTTTGCTGAAAAAGCTAAATGGCGGCGATGCGGCTGGGGCCTGCGCGGAGCTTGATAAGTGGGTGTATGCCGGTGGGCGTGTGCTGCCAGGGCTTGTTAAGAGGCGTGCTGAAGAGCGGGCGCTGTGTGAGGTAGGGCTATGAAGACGTATCTCGCTATAGCTGTCGCCGCCTTACTTCTGCTGCTTTCCATAGCGGTGCTGAAGGGGCAGCGGGATAGCCTGGCTTTGCAGCTTGAGATGACTCAGACAGCAGTGGCCGAGCTCGAGCAAGCGGCGATGAAGTCGAAGGGGATGCTGGCTTCGCGGGATGCAGTGGATCTGAAATATACCGAGGAACTCAAGAATGCCAAGAATGAAAATGATCGGCTTAGGGCTGCTGTCGCTAGTGGTGCTAAGCGGGTGCGCGTCAAAGCCAGCTGTCCAGTCGTGTCCCGAGATACCGGCTCCGCCAGCGTGGATGATGGAGCAGAGCCCGAGCTCACTGGAGCTGCTCGAGAAGATTATCTACAGCTCAGAGAGCGGATTGTAGTTTCAGAAAAGCGCCTGGCTGGCCTACAGGCGTATGTGAAGGGTGTGTGCCTGGTCGGTGGCGCCGATGAGTAAGCGCGCTGACGACACCATCAAGCATCAGATTAAGCTGCGGGGCCAGTTCACCCGCATCGCAAAGCAGTCTGTACTCCATCTTGAGGCGCTCAAGCGGAGTGTGAAGGCTGAGATCGACGAGGCAATGGAGGCCAGAAATTGGATGGCTTCGGCAAAGCTCAGAAGGACTTTCGCGACCATAGACAAGCTCATCGATGAGCAGTATTCGATGATGTCGGACACGCTGAAAGTCGAGCTGGGCGACCTCTTTGCGTATGAGGCTGAGTTCTCCAGCAAGCTCCTTAGCGTCGACTTCGATACGGCCCTTATCAGTGAAAAGCTGGTGCGGAGTGTGGTCGAGGAAGACCCGTTTGACGGCAAAATTCTCTCCGAGTGGCTGGCTGAGCAGAAGCTTGCGACACAGACGAAGATCAAGCAGACGGTAAGGCTTGGGGTGCTGAATGGGCTGGGTACTTCGAAGATCGTGAGCGCGCTTTTTGCTGAGCCTGGGAACCCTTTCATGGGCGCTCGCAGACATGCGGAAGTGATGGTCAGGACTGCTTCTGCACACGTCACTTCGCAAGCGAGCATCAGGACTTTTGAGAGCGTGGGCTTTGAGAAGTATCAGATCAGTTCTGTGCTGGATGGGCGGACATCGCCGATTTGCCGAGGGCTAGATGGGAAGATCTTCTCGGTCAAGGATCCAGCGCGAAAGGTGCCTCCTTTCCATCCTGGGTGCAGGTCGACGATGATCGCTGTGACTGATGATGAGCCGGCTTTTGAAGACACTTATGAAGACTGGCTAAAGAAGCAAAGTGCCGAGGATCAGAAAGGGATCCTGGGTGCTGAGAGGTATCGGCTTTGGAAAGCCGGGGCTGGTCTGGACTCTTTCGTCGATATGGACGATCTTCATGTAGTGCCGCTTGAAGAGCTAAGATCAAAAGAAAGTTTTTCTTAGCCAAAAAATTTTTATCTTACTGCATGCCATGATTTGTATAACGACCTTTTCCGATCTTGTCACCCGCTCATCTAAGTAAATGCTTATATAAGAAAAAGAAAGAAAAGGCGAAAGTTAGGCCACCTTCCAATATGCTGCTGCTATACCAATAAACCATTTGCGGGCATGTGATAAGATAGCCATATTGGTTCAGAGAAACTTCTTTTATGACATACGCAACATACACAGACTTCCAGAACGAGTTCGGAGACGATGATCTTCCGGAAGATGCTGAGACTCGAGTACTTCGTTCACTTGAGCGCGCATCGAAGCTTGCAGACACTTACGCCCGCTCAGCTGGCTTAACAGTCCCCCTGGCTGACGCCTCCGCTGTCGCTGATATAAAAGGCTCAGTCTTAGACATAGCGAGATACTTCTGCTGGCCAGACAACACCAGTGACGAAATCCGCAAGCGCTACGAAGACGCCCTGAAATTTCTCGAAAGCGTAGCCTCGGGCAAGATCCGTCTCATCATAAAAGACGGCCAGGTCAGCACTGGCAGCGGCTTCCGCAACATCCGGCTTATAAGGGCCTAAAAAATGCTTCCACTAGTTCTCAGAGGCCTGGCAGCAAGCAGCGACGGAAAAAAGTCTGTCGAGATGCTTGCTGACACAAAGCAGCTTCAAGAACTTGCCGTCAAAATAAAGAATCTAGGGCCGAGCAACCCCCACGTCAAATCAGGCCTTCATCAAATCGCCGCTCTCTGGGAAAACAGGATCAAAGCCAACTTCCGCCGATCAGTAGACCCCTACGACTCAAAGTGGCACGAGATCAAGCACCGCGACGGCCAGCCCCTGCTAGATACCGGAATGCTCCGCAACAGCATAAATAGCGAAGTCAGGGGCTTGAGCATCGTCCTTGGCTCTTCCATCGACTATGCAGATAAGCATCAAAGGGGCCTAGGCGTAAGACAGCGTATGTTCCTACCTACTCCTGTCGTTGGTCTGCCGGATAAATGGAAGAACGAGTACACCCGCATCATGCTCGACAAAATAACGAAGGCAGTCCAATGAATATCTCAGATCACCTCGAACAAATAAAAGAACTAATCGAACAACTACCATCAAACCCGCAGATAAAATTCTTCTCCGGCGAACTCGTAATCGAAGATCTAAAAGACATCAAGATCGACGGCAAACGCCCTTATATACTCCTCTCATGCGGCGGCGGCGATATACCTACAAAAGACAAGCGCGTCAAACTAGAGGTAGATGCCTTATTTGGCGCGTGGGTAATTGGCAAGACAGACCCAACTACTCACGGGATGTCCACAATTGCAGCTGACACTGCCGTTGAAGTTGCCAAAATTATAGAGAACTATCGCGCCGACGCTAAAACAAACAGCCGACTTCCCGTGTTACAATCTATTAAGGAATCCTTTAATGGCCAGAAAGGTAACATAAATTTCTCCGCTTGGAGCGTTATCTGGTCGCAAAGAATTTCCCTCGTTTGAAGTTGAGCTCAAACTAATACCAAACAATAACAATAATAAATAGGTATACCACTATGTCATTAGGATTTAACGCACCAGACAGCACAATCGGCTGGATTGGAAACGGCGGTCTCTTGATCGCTAGACTTGACGCAAATGACCAGCCTGTCGGCGGCTTTTTCAACGTGGGCCAGTCTAGTTCTGCTGTACTCTCACTTTCGACTGAAAAAGTTGAGATGAAGGACATGGTGTACGGCACGCTCGGTGTAGCGAAGTCGAAAACCATCAAAAACAGCGGCGAACTCACAATCAACATGAAGTCCTTCTCACCAGAAGTTATGGAGCTCGCGCTTTTCGGTCAGGTCACTGAAGACGTTGCTGAAGAAGGCGCTACTGCTTCCGCTAAGGCGTACAAAGGCCGCAGCATCGTCGTACCAGGCATCATCGCTGCTGTCACTAGCGTGACTGTCGAAGAAGCTCTGGATCCGCTGGTTTCTGGCACTGACTACGTGATCTCCAACGGCTCTATCTACTTCCCTGTTGGGTCTTCGATTGTTGACGGCGACACTGTCGAAGTCGTGTATGACAAGGCTGCTGTAAGGCGCGTGGAAGGCATGGTGACTACTGGTGTTGACGTGATTATTGTCTTCGACGGCGTCAACCTCGCTGAGCAAGACACCCCAGTCAAGGTCACGTATCACAAGGTTTCGCTGTCTCCAGCTGCACAGCGTCAGCTACTGTCCGAAGACTACGCAGACCAGGAAATTCGCGGGACTCTGCAAGTTTCCAAAGCTGTTACAGGAAGCGGTCTCTCGAAGATGTTCAAGGAAGAGCACGTCGTAGCAGCATAAAAGCGTCACATGCAGCTCCAATGCTTCACTCTAGGGCCCCGCGGGGCCCTTTTTTACGCCTCGAATATCGGCACCAGCTCATCCCTAGTCGCAGCATCAGCGATCTCAAAAAGCAAGTCAGTCAGCTTCTCTCGATGCTCAGCTTCTATCTCAAGAAGCATGTCGGCCATAGCAAGTCTGGTCGGATAGTCATAGCGCTTATGAGCCAGCGTGAAAGCGATACAGTCAAAGACCGCTTGCAGTACATCAAAGCGAAGACCGGGCTCTTCGTTCATCTCAAGAAGATACTCAACAGCCTTCGTCTCAGGCATCTCATACCCGGCACCTCGCAGTACTGCCGCTGCTTGACGGCAAACATACTCGTCCCGCTCCGCAAGACTCATGTCACTTATCTTCATATCCTTGGCCTCGTGCCTTTGAGCTCAAATAATCAACTCTTTACTATCTCTTGTCAACTAAGTTCCACGTGAAACATGTTAATATATATGCCATAAGAATAATAAAAAAGGCAAAGCAATGAACCTGTCTGATATCGCAATCCAATCAAAAAGAGTAGTTATCCAACAGGCTTTTGGCGAAAGCTCTGAAGTTGCCATCGAGGTTTTCGGACTCAATACCGAAGATCTGGGCTACCTGGTCGACAAGCACAGCATGATCTTCGCTGCGTACTTCCTGCGTAACATCAAAGAAAACGTGGAAAACAAAGCCTCAGCGCGCGAACTTTTGATGGCCTTTCCGTCTTTTAGTGACGACATCGTGGCTTGCGGTTGTAAGCAAAGAGAAGCATCAGAGCACGTCGCCAGCTTCGTGATTCCGATCAAAATCGAGCTTTTGGCTACAGTACTCGACCTTACTTTCCCAACCGGGCTAAAAAAAAGTCTCGAAAACCTGCTGCCGCTAATCTTTCAGCTGCTGATAAAGTCAGGCTATATGAAGCTGAGCGAAGAAGAACTCAAGAAGATGCAAGAGCAAGTGAGCTAAAAGCGGCGGAAGACTTCATAAAAAGCCTTTCTTATATGTGCGAATTCTTGATATCGAGAGGACATAACACCGCTGCTTTCAATCCTTATAGCTACTCATTCAAGAAGCTCTACCAGACTTTCGAAGTACAGAAGAGCATCTTGAACTCGCAGATGCGGCTTGAGCAGAGCGCAAGTCACTTGAGCCGCGCAGCAATGAACTCGGGCGATCAAAAAGGCTTCATCGAGCTACTAGAATCCATATCAGAAGAAGAATAATAAATGGCAAATTCAACCGTAATTTCGCTCATATTAAGAGCAAAAGATGAAGCCTCTAGTGTACTGAGTAGCACTGCCGCCAAGGTAACTGCGCTGATCACGGCCTTTGCTGGTGGCGTAGCGATCAAAGAGTCTGTGTCCAGGCTGACTGAGCTTGATGCAGTAGCGAAGCGCCTGAATCTCAGCATGGAAGAGCTGACGGCAGCTCAATACGCGGCTTTCCAGGGCGCTAACGTAGGGCCAGAGCAGCTGAGCGATGCGCTGGATGAAGTCCGCATCAAGATCGAAGAATTCAGCTCCATCGGTTCTGGCGGCGCGGTCGATTTCTTCGAAGTGCTTAATGTCGATGCCGCGAAATTCGCCAAGCTCAACCCTCTCGACCAGCTCATGAAGATCGCCGAAGAGCTTGACGGGATCTCAGACGCATCTGCTTTTACTTTTCTCGATCAGATCGGCTCTGACGCTCTCCGTAACTTGCTCCCTGTCTTAAAAGGCGGCGGTGTCGAGATGCGCCGGCTCATGGAAGATGCGAAGCGCCTTGGCCTAACGCTCTCTGATGAAGAGACAATCGGGGTCAACCAGCTTCAAAAATCCTTTCTACAGCTCGGCAAAGTCGGCGGCACTGCTTTCGATAAAGTCCTGGCAGGAATGGCTCCCCAGCTCGCAGCAGTAGCGGAGACCATCACTGAGTCAATCGTCGGTATCGCCAAAGATACTGAGGGCCCCATCAAGGGCATCGGTGATCGCTTCTCTGATGTCATCTCCGGAATGGTCGGTGCAGTCGGCTTCGTAGGCCGCATTAAAGACACGATAGACACACTCTTTGCTGGCATCTCGAGCGTCGCGCTCTTCTTTGTCGAGCTCTTTATAACCGGGCTCGGAACTATCGACAAAGGATTCGTCAGCTTTGGAAATGGCGTCGTCAATGTCTGTCGGTCAGCCTTCTCAACCGCAATCGGGATCTTCAACTCGGTCTTCGTAAAACCAGTTCTGGACTTCACCAGGGCCTTCAACATGGACGAAATGACCGCGAAGCTCGAGGGATTCCAGAGCCGAGTAAAAGACTTTCAAGCAAGTGCCGGTAAGCCAGTCGAGCTCTTCAAGACCGAGAACTTGGAGCCAGCACTCGAAGCTGTCCGCAGGCTTCGCGAATCAGCAAAGCAGATGGGCATGGATAACGCCAATCAGGTCTTCAACCCCGACTTGATAAAAAGCCTCGACGACTTCGAGAAGCGGTACAAAGTAAACGTACTTAAAAACCGCGACGACATCGACCGTGAGTCAGCCAAGCGTCAGGAGAAGTCTCAAGACGGAGTCATAGCAAAGCTCCAGACGAAGAACCTGGAAGCCGCCGCCAAGATCGCTGAAACCCAGGCCCGTCTACAGGCCGAACGCGCCAAGCTCGAGATCGAATCAGCAACAAAGACCATCGAGACACGCAGCCAAATCGAGCTTTCAGGCCTCGCTGCCCGCGCCCGTGCCGAGAACCTGTCGGCCAGCCAGGTTGCAGACATGCGCTTGAAGATCGAGCTCGAGACCGCGCAAAAGATCGCTGAGCAGCGCAAAAAAGTGATCGATCAAGACATCAAGGTGCTTCAGGCCGGGCTCGCTGGTCAGCAAAAGCTCCTTGCCGGTACGAAGAACCTCAACGACTTGCCCGGCATCCAAGCCGAGATCGCGAAGTACGAAGCCGACATTGCTATCAAAAAGTCTGAGCAGGTCGCTATTGGTGCTGAGCTCATAAACCAAAGTGCTTTGCTGAAGGCCGAAAGAGCTGCCGAGATCGATCAGCTGAAGGAGCAGCTACAGACGATCCGGGAGAGTGCTGAGATTGAGCTGCGGGCGCTTGGCGGGGATGAGGTTGGCGCAGAATTCATGCGTATCCAGAAGGAATTTGAGGACACCATTCGTGATATGGAGGCATTGGGTGAAGACTCTACGGCCATCAGAAACTTGGTCGATGCGCGTAAGGCCAAGGCCGAAATGGATGAGGTTGAGCGTCAGTATGCCAGCCTGAAAGATAAGCTCGAGAACAACCGGATCTCTCCCCTGGACTACCTGAAGGAAGCTAAAAAGCTTGAGGAAAGAGGGTCTGCTGCGGCTGCTAGAACTGGAAATAGCGACGATGTGGACAAGATGTCGAATGCTGCGAAAGCCGCCAGGGCTGAGGTTTTCGATTTGCAGACATCGATCAGCGAGATTGGAGGGAGCATTGAAGGCAGCCTGTCCGGGCTTTTCACTGACTTCATCAGCGGCACGAAGTCGGCCAAGGAGGCTTTCGGTGACTTCGCTGAGTCTGTGGTCACGGGCATCTTGAAGATCATCGCGCAGATGACGGCTCAGCTTGCGGTGCAAAGCATGCTGACGGCTTTTGGCGGAGGTGCTCAAGCCGGTGCCGGTGCTGGCGGATTGCTGAGCGGCATCTTCCACAACGGCGGCGTGATCGGGAGCGGCGGCGGTCGTGCCAGGCAAGTGAACTCGATGCTTTTCGCGGGCGCTCTGAAGTATCACACCGGGGGAATCATCGGACTAGCGCCTAATGAGATGCCCATCATCGCTGAAAAAGGCGAAGAGATGCTTACTGCTGATGATCCAAGGCACCGCAATAACCTCGGAAAGTCTGGCGGCTCGGAACAGTCTAGTCAAAGTATCGCTATATATAACTCAATCGACACCGACTCTTTCGCTAAGGCTATGGAAAGTGAGTCCGGCACTAAAGCGATCTTGAATATCATAAGGGCCAACAAGAACGAACTTCAGTATTAAGTGATATAATGTTCGCGATCAACAATAATGGAGAATAATATGGCTGCGGAAAAGCTGGATAAACCATACACATACTGCGGAGGCTTTGTCGGCTTATCTAAAGAGGCGCTTGTCATCGCTGAGATATCGGGAGATGATTCTATCTCAAGCCCAAAAAATGATGGATCGAGAAGGCCTGTTTTGATATACAACTGCTTAAAGACTGAAGATGGTTTTTGGTTGAGCGTTACTCAGGGATATATGAATAAGTGATATAATGTTCGCAGTCAATAAAAAGAATAACAACAATGACTGCGAACATAACCACATACTCATCTGGTGTCGAATACCTAGCTGCGCTTTTCGGTGAAATATTGCCGTCAAAGGGGTGGTTGTGTGTGCGGGATTTGGAGACTGAGAAGGTCTTTGAGTTGCCTCACGGGCTTGGGTATGTGGCTTTTCTGGTGGCCGGGGATGTTGTAAGGGTTTCTGGTTTTCCAGTTTTTGATTCGTCAAAGAGCGTTGAGGGCCAGGCTGGGGCTTATGTGTCGAGTTTGCCGAGATTTGTTGTGCCTGTTGGGGCGGTTGATTGCTGGACAGTTGTGAGTGATCGCAGAGTTGCCGGGGTGGTTCGATCTGGCGGCGTGTATTACTCGTTTTATGCAGGGCTGCTGGAGTGTTTTGGGTCGACTAGGCAGTACCGTTTCCCGTGCTTCCTGGGCGGATCTGGTGATGTCGATGGCGTGTATCGGTCGGCTTATCCTTTTCATGGTGGCGGTGCTCTTTACTGCCCCAAAGTCTGTTGCCCTGATGGCTCTTGGCAGCTTGTAGGCGGTCGCTCCGTAGTCTCATATACAAGCTTTGACGCTACTGATAATGCCTCTTATATCTTTCCTTTTAATGCCAGATTTCGAAGCTTGGGGCCGCTGGTCGATGAGTCGCATCTGCTCTTTCCGGCGCTGGTTGTGTCGTCGTACTTTGAGGGCTCGGCAAGTCGTGATAATGCGCCCATCGGCTCTGATGAGGTGTATGCGGATGATGGGCAGTGGCTTGGGTATCTCGAGGGCGTTTTTGTCACTGATCAAGGCATGGCTCCAGGCTCTGTCCTGACAGTTGACGGTGTCGATTATCTCGTTATACCGAACGTCGACAGGGCTTCTGAAACCTATCTCTTGAGGCTCTCATGAAGCGAATAACGACGACTTACTACGACCACAACGATCTGCTTGGATCGCTCCGGAAGTGCTTGGAGAAGGCCGGCTGGACTATCCACTATTTTGGACTGATGGCGCCGACGACCTGGACGACGAACGAGGTTGTTAGGAATGACGACTACACATCGACTCCGGTGACAGTGACTGATGTCGACAGGCGCTTGGGCATGTGGATGTCTGCGTCGAAGTCCGGGGCTTATGTGGTCTTCCGCTCGATTGACGGCTGCATTCTCGATAGAGAGACGTACTACAGGCACTCACTTTATGCGCAGCGTGGGGTAGTTGCTCGAGTCGCTGAAGGCTTTGATCCTGATAAGTCGTACTTTGGGCAGCCTGGGCTTCGGCCTACTCAAAAGTGCCTGCTCGAGAGCGGGTTGGGCGGGAAGCTTGATGTTTTTTTTGATGGTGATGTCTTTATAGCTACGACTACGTATGAGTCAAATCGCTTTTCGAGCCTGACTTTTGGTCGCCTTCCTGTGCATGTTCCGGGCAGCGGCGGGAAGTATCTGAGCTCAACGCACGCTTTTGAAGAAGCATATACATCGGCCCTTTTCGCGGACTACGCGCCTACCTCAGTCTATCAGTACAGCTTTAGTGACTTAGTTGGCTGGGATAGCGGATATATCACTCGATCAGAGGTGCTTTTCTATCTATATGCGGATGTCGACTTTCCTACCAATGCCTACCTAGGATCTTTTGGATCTATGGGGAATTTGGCTAGGTGTCGAGAGACTGTAGCAGGCTTTCCAGCGCTTGTGCCGGTCAGGACTTTCGTGAAGTGGCGTGAAAAGCACTCTCCTTTTTCCGAGTTCGACAGTCTTTTCGTAACCAACTTTGAGCAGATAGTGCCTGGCGATGAGATCAAGATCGGCCAGTCGCGATATGTCGGTTTTCCCTTTTACAACAAATCATCAGCTTCTCGAGGATCTACCGGGAACGTTGGCTACTTAGTGAGACTGGACGATGAGTAAGATCGCAAAAAGCTTCCTGGACTCCTTCCGTGGTCACGTTTTTATTGATGACCTTTCGCCGGAGGTAGTTGAAAGCACCGGGCGGATCGGTCTTTGGCACTCTTTTGATGAGCCGCAGGAGCTCGTGTCTGTCAGCTACCTGGAAGGGTCTGAAGGTCAAGGTATGGCGTCAGGACTGATGCAGCCAAGGCTCTCTTATGACCACGTAGTCTCTCTGAGCCAAAGAAATAGCGTCGGCCTGCGAGCAGCTATAGGTGCCTGGACTTACGAAGCCGCTTTCGATCTCAAGACCGCGACACTGCTAAGCCATCAAATCGACTGGTCTATCAAGCCCACGCTGTCGCTCACATATCTCACAGAAGTCATCGAGAGCTTCGACGGAGCGGAGCAGCGCGTAGCTACTAGAGACAAGCCGCGCATGTCGCTCAGCTATCAGATCCCGCTTGTCGATGATGATCGGTATACCTTCGAATCGGACTTCGTCAATCAGACCGCGCTGATGTTCGTCCCGATCTGGCCCCTGCAAGTAGACATCGCCGGCTCACACGCTCAAACATCAAGATCCATCACCCTAGCCTCGTCTAACGCCTACATCCAGACCTGTCCATTCCTCATGATTTTTGAAGACAAAGTCTTTGAGATCGTAGAGGTGACGGGCGTTTCCGGAGATGTTGTGAGTGTTGCTGATGGCCTAAAGCATGGGTATACACCGGCTGCTAGAGTGATTCCGCTTGTTGTCGCCAGGCACTCTGATTCGACTGATTCTTTCTCGGTGATCGACTCTATCGACTTGTACGGCATGAAAGTCGACGCCGACGAAGCGCTTTTCAAGAAGCCGGCACCTGCGCTGGACTTCGATACTTTCCACACTGGTGAGATCGTTGAGACTTGGGGCGATTACACAGAGACAGAGCTTGTCGGTGAACGATTTGTACTGCCATTCAGGCCTGATAGATCTGCTGATGTCAGCTCAGCATTGCAGCGGCTCAGAGAAACTTTTGATCCCCAAATCGGAGCGCGAAGCGTCTACGAGCGCACCCAGGGCGCAATAAGAACCCTCAGCTTCGACTTCAAGTTCTTCTCAGAGCAAGAACGCCAACGCTTCGAAGACTTCGCTGAGTTGCATAATGGCGCGCAAAAAGAGTTCTACTTCGAAGGCCCTGGCAAAGCCTTGGACATCGTCGAGCATACCGGCAACTTAATTACTGTAAAGAACGCTCGCTTTACAAGAACTTCGACTAGTAAAGCCCCCGGCCTCGCATTTAAGTTATATAATGGGGCTAGGGTATATCGTTCTATCAAGTCAATCACAAAACTAAACGAAGAGCTCGAGCAACTAGAGCTTAACGACACTATACCGAACGACATTGATGCGATATATCCTCTTTATTTAGGGCGCTTTGAAGGCGATAACTTTAACTACACCTTCGAAACATCCGGTATATCAACAATAACAAAAACAATAAAACAGTTGATCTATGCTGACAGTATCGAAAATCGAAGAGTCATTGAGTCTGAGTAAGCCTGTTGAGCTCTATCTTTTTGAGCACGGGCCAATTCGTCACGCATATACAACAGGGTCTAAAGACTATCTGCACACCGATGGCCAGATCTATAAGCCGCTCCCCATCAGCCGCTCGGGTATAACGCAAACTGGCGACGACAACAAATCGCCGATCAAAGTGAAGCTCCCCGGAGATTCGCCTGTACCGCTTCTTTTCCTGACTCATCTCCCGCAAGACCACGTAACCTTACGGGTATTTCGGGTGAATCATCACAGCCGCGAGCAATACAGCCTAAACCCTGATCTTGACAGTTTGCCGAGCGGCCAGGCCGTCAGTATATTTTCAGGCGAAGTTATTCAAAGCACCTGGGACAACACCGTCGCCGAGCTCACTTGCGCTCCATACAGTGCCCTTCAAAGACGTCAGATGCTGCGCACAGGTTATCAGTCTCAATGCAACCACAGCGTTTACGACGAGCTCTGTGGACTCAAAATTGGCGACTTCCAAGAAACAGTAACAGTCACCGATATAACAAACGCGGGAAAGACGCTTTTAGTTGATAGCAAAGCTCATCCAGACGCTTACTATAAAGCAGGCTTAGCAACTTTAGATGGGTCAAATTATCGATCTATTACAAGTGTACTAGGGCTTGAGGTTAATCTTCTTTCACCGTTTGACGGCATCAAAGTAGGCGACCAGATCGACCTTGCCAAAGGCTGTGATGGCTCTTCTGCTGCCTGTCATTCTTTTGGCAACTTTCTAAATTTCCTGGGCTGTCTCGATATACCGACAGAGAACCCTTTCACCTAATAAGAAGAATAAAAAATGGGCTGGTTTTACGCTATCACTTTCGTCGCTTCGCTGATCTACATGATCACCAGGAAGCCCAAAGTCCAAGATGCCGAGGCTTCCGGGCTCGAAGACTTCAGCTTTCCGACCGCTGCTGAGCGTCCAATTCCTGTCGTCTTTGGCACCTGCCTGGTTAAAGGGGCTAATGTCCTTTGGTATGGAGACCTGTCGAATAGGCCGATTATTGAAAAAACTAAGCAGCTCTTTAAGACCATCAAGCAGACCATCGGTCATAGATATTACATGGGGATCCAGATGGGTATCTGCCACGGGCCCGATGCGATACTTCGCGAGATACGGTTCGGTGATGATGTTGTCTGGAGCGGCACCTCGAAGGGAGATCAGGACTACTACGCGCTTGGCCAGAGCGACACCGGCAAGATTAGCATCGATAAGCCTGAGATCTTTGGGGGCGATGAGGGTGGCGGCGGCGTATCAGGTACTGCGCGCTTCTATAACGGCTCCTTGAACCAGCGTCAAAACTCATATCTAGCCGGCGTGCGTGGTGCTGATCGGGTGTCTCCGCTGCGCTCAATCGCTCACATCGTCCTTGAAAAAATCTACATCGGTAACACCCCTTCGCCAAAGCCGGTGAGCTTCGTAATTTCCCGTTATTCCGGGGCTCCAGAAGAGTTTTTAGGCAGCACTGAAAGCCCGCCAGAAGGTGAATTCACGTACGACCAGGTCGGCCCTGGCGGCCTCGACGCGAACCCGGCTTACGTCATCTACGAGATCCTCACGTCCAAGCGCTTCGGTGCCGCTATACCGAAAACGATGATCGATACGGAGTCCTTCAAAGCCGCTGCTTTCAAGCTTTATACGGAGCAGATGGGTATCTCGATGATCATCGACAGCCCTGCGACAGCGTCCGACGCCATCAACAATATTCTCAAGATCATCCAAGCGAGCCTGGTCAAAGACCGTGCAACAGGCCAGCTGAAGCTCAAGCTGATCCGTTCCGGCTACGATCTGGACGACCTTTTCGAGCTCAACGAGCGCAACATCAAGCGGGTATCGGGCTACAGCCGTGGCTCTCTCGACGCAGCGGCGAGCGAAGTAAAAGTCAGCTACACAAGCCGCGACTTCGGCTATACCCAGCGCACGGCGATAGCTCAGAACGTGGGGGTCAGGATCCATAAGGGCGACGTCGACAGCCGCGCTTTCAGCATGCCTGCGATCTCTCGAGCCGATCTTGCTACTCAAATAGCCCAGCGGGAGCTGGTGTCGCTTTCGGGGCAGTTGGCCAACTGTACGGTTGAGTGCAATCGATCTGCGGCTGGAGTCGAGGTTGGGGATGTCGTGGTGATGTCATTCGCGCCGCTGAAAATTGACCGTATCGCGATGCGGGTTATAGAAGTTGGCCTGGGCGAAGCAGGGAGCAAAGCTGTCGTGCTCAAGCTCATGCAAGACATCTTCAGTGTGTCCGAGTCTGTCTATAACGTGGGTGATGAAAGGGTCTGGCAAAAGCCGGTGGTTGAGGCCATGGATGTAGAGAACTTCGCTCTGATCGAAGCCCCGGTCATCTTCACGAACAACGGCTCTACCAGGTCGATCCTTGTATGCGCCGAGAATCCTGGCGGGGCTCTTGATTACACTATTGCTATCAAAAAGGGCATGGAGACGAGCTACACGAAGTACTTCAAGAATCAATTCACGCCGTGCTTGACCCTTGCCGGTTCGCTGTCTGCTGGCGTTTGGAAGCAAGGTAGTCTGCCTCTGGCCGGTGATCTATCCATCTTTTCCAGCCTGACAAACCTGGAGGTAAGAGATGCTCAAGGGATATTGCTGATCGATAGCGCTGCGGGCCGGGAATGGGTGAGCTACGAGTCAGTGGGTTCGGGGATGTTGTCCGAGATCCATCGAGGGTTATTCGGCTCAATGCCTCTTGCTCACCCTGCGGGCGCAAAGGTGTGGGCAGTTTCGGAAGGGTGCGGAGTGCCAGATGAGCTCGCTTTCACGAAAGATGAGTGGCTGTCTGTGAAGATGCTCGTAGGGACTCAAGACAAGCGTATGGCTGAGGAAGATGCGACGACGCGAAGTATCCAAATCATCGGAGCTAATGACCGGCCTTGGCTTCCAGGGAACTTCCGAGTCAATGGCCTCGATGGAGGCCAGATCGTCGGTGACGCTACGCTGACGTGGGCTACTCGAGAGGGATCATCAGGCAAGCTAGCCCTGTACTACGACGAGACGAGCTATGAGACAGCTACACGATATCAAGTCAGGGTCTGGCACAAGGGCGAGATGCTTGTAGGCTCTGGCGCCGGGGTCTCGGAGTATGCCGGCACATCATGGACTTTCGAGCGCGAGCGCGACTACAACGAAGACGCCCCTGGCCAGCTTTTCAGCGAGCTCGACTTCGAGATACGCAGCATGAAGGCCGGCTTTCCTGTGTCAGATTCAATCTTCTTGCACGTCACCCGTTAATCTTCATATCCGTCATTTACAAGGAACATGGGAGGGTTAGTAGTGCATATGAAGCCGGCGAAAAGCCATGGGCCTACTTCTTCTGTAAGCATGTAAAAAGGCAAGATGAAGTACGTCAAGTCCCTCGGCATAAGATAGCTGAGTAATCCGACAGGCCAGCTAAGTATCGGCGCCAGGGTCTCACTGTACACGTAGATAAAACGATTAGCGACAGCTACGGTCTCGCCGAGCGTCAGCGGAGCGGTCATCGCTGCTACGTAGAAAGCCGGGCATACAATGACAAGCAGGAACAAAAACCAAAGAGCGCGCATAGTCCATTACCTCCAGTCTTTCCAGTATGTCTGCATCCAGCCAACCGCATTTCTACTGTTATCACGCTTCAAAAAGGCATGAAGGCGCAGGCCATTCGCATCAAAGTAAGTGCGAGCACTACCTGAATAGTTCATACCTAAGTAAAATTTCCGGCATGTATTTGAATCGCCTTCAGTACTTAAATGGCGCTGGATTGTGTCCTGGCGGTTTCTTTTATCCTGGTTGTACGTTTTTACGACTTCGCAGACTGACCTGCCTGGCTCAAGGCCGAGACTGCGAGCTACGACTTCAGGGCCGTCGATGTTTACGACCAAGTACTCTGCATATATACCACTTTTTGCGAGCTCTATAGTGATATCGAGTCCAGACGGCTTTCCAAGAAATTTATTTTCGATCAAGAGCTCCCCGGTAAAGCGGTTATGAAGTGGCGACTCAGCGTAGCCAGCAATTACCTTAGACGCTATCACTCCGAGAGTTATTAGGGTCAGTGTCGTCGCGAAAGGTCTCATCGTCAGTCTCCGTTGACTTGGCTTTATCAAACAGCTCATCCATCTTTCGCGCTGCTTCTTTCATCTCTTCTCGAAGCAGCCTTTTTTCATCTTCTGTAAGCCTCATATCTGACTCCAATTTATTGCCAGACAAACTAAAGAGCAATATACCCGGCCTGCGTTTTTCTTATATACCCCAGTTTCTCCGCGTTTTTGAAAGTTTCTATAGCCCTTACATTCCCGACTCTAATTGCCTTCGCGAAGTCTTTTACTTTCACGCTAGCGCCGGGGCCTGCTGCTTTTGCTTGTTCGATCAAGGCCGCGAGAAGTCCGTCCGTTTCTGGCGTTTCTCTCGGCTCTTCCTGGATCTCGAGCACATGCACACAGTCAGTTTTTGGTAGCTCCTGTATGGTTTCTGAGGTTTCCAGGCCGATTTCTGGTGCGTTCTTGCAGCTACGTAGTGACGTCAATATCAACGCCGGCACGAGCTCGAGACAGACAGCGAAAAAGACACACAGCAGCTGAGCAATGATCGCTGGAAGACTTGCGGCTTTTGCTACTTGAGACTTGATGTCAGTGAGCTCACGTGATGCCGAGTCGATACGTGAAAGTGCTTCTGAGCGCTCTTTATCGATACGTGCAAGTGCCGATTCTTCTAGCTCCAGGGCCTTCGATACCATGCCCTTAACCCGCATGTCCGACGCTTGCAGGCTCACTGCCTGGGCTTGTTTGTCGAGCTGATCTATCAAAGAAAAGTCTTTCTTAACCGCGTGGGATAGAGCCAAAGCCCGGACATCTTCACTCGCAGCCTTTGAAATCTTGCTGACATCGATAGACGAGTAAAAGCGCTCATACGTCGCAAAGCACGACACAGCTGAAAGCATCAGCGCACAAGCCAACATCAAATACCGTCTAGCCCCAACCAGAACTCGAACAGCTACAGGCCAAGCAAGATACTTAAAAACATCAAGAAGCACCGCAGCAGCTGCGAATATAACGGCAATAACTTTGTCGTCAATCAAGGCATAGATAGCAAGAGCGACCGAAAAAGCTGTGACGCTCGAGAGAAGAAAAGCGATCAGGAGAAGTAGTGTAGAAAGCTTCTTGCTCATATATGTACTTCCTTGAAACGGTGTAGTGAAAGTATATATATAACTCAGTTGTACTTCAATGAGAGATACAACATTTGACAGAAAAATACTTTCAGGTAGATACGAAAAATTATATTGACCGTGGTTTTGATGCTTTTATATGATGAGCATGTAGACACAATAATAATAAAAGGGGTAAATGCTATGTCACATCACACTCTAGCCGAACTCATCATCAACTCCGGCATTCTCGACGAAGACGCAGGCTGCGACTGCTGCTCAGACTTAGATGATATCTTTGGCCCACCTGGCTTCGCTGAAGTATCCGAAGTCATACTTGATACGGTCTCTGACTTCTCTTCTGATGAGCTCGAGCAACTCGCAAGCCGCGTCATCTCTCTTGCTAACCACGCCAGGGCGAAAGAAGCTGCGGAAAGAAAGGCTCAAGAAGACAAAGTAGATGAGCTATCTCTTGTGGATCAGATGGCTATCGATAGTGCCGTAAATAGACTTGGTGGATCTTTTCACTTAAAAGCAAAAGCTGCTCAGCTGGTACTTGACGGTCACTACACTTCAAAGCAGCTCTACGGCATGAAGGTACATGAGCTGAAGTCACTGCTCTACTAAGTAGAAAGAGAATACAGGCATCGCTACGGCGGTGCTTTTTTATGCTTGTAAGTTACGCGAAGGTATGGAGAATCGCTTTTTTGGCGAAGCCGGCTAGCGGGGTTAAAAAGGTGGATAAGTACAAGATCGGAGACAGGATATGCGGGCTCTACAGTGAGACTTACGCCAGCTATGAGCTTGCTTCAGAAGCCATGGAGGCGCTCATAAAGCAAAACATGGATGCTGAGCTCACAGCGCTTGAGATGCTCGACATTGAAGACGGTGATGATACCGAGTACACGGAAGAGCAGATGCTAAAGCGTGCAGAAGAGAGCCTGAGGGGCTTCTTTTTGATAGCAAAGGCTTAGCTGACGGCGCTGCGGGAGATGCAGTAAGTCAGTACGGTCGCCAGGGCTTCCGGGTTCTGGTCGTCAGCGAGCTTTTTGATGAGATACGAGTCCTCGGAGTCTTCGATTGCGATAGCAAAGCCATCTTTTATGAGCACTATTTCGCGTGTCATGAGCACTTGCTGCTGTCTTTTTTCGCCGTCGATGTAGCCCACCACGCGGCCAGCTTTGTCGAAGACGGCATCTACGAGCAGGTAATCGGTCGGAATGAAGCGCCTGCGGATCTTTCCGAGCCAGACTGGCGTGTGCTGAGGGATGAAAAGCACAGGGAGGATGAGCCAGACCAGGGGCATGGTGATGATCGTGACGATGTATTCGCGGATGTGCTTCATGTCTGGTCGCTCTTTTTATGAATGAAGGCTTTGATCAGTACTTCTGAGAGCCCATCTAGATCTCCAGTGATGTCATTGTAGATAGAGTCGACGCGGTAGACGATGTCGTCATCGAGCCTCACTCTCAGCTCACCCCGCTTTATCTTCGCATCGACCAGGGTTCCTGCGTGCCTAGAGCCGTCCTGATAAGGCTTCAGCCCGTTATGTCTCGTAAAGTCGCGCAGATAGTGGTCTTTGACAGTGCCGTCGCACATCACGCGCGAATCAGGTGGCGAAAAGAAAGTCACATCAGAAAGCGATGGTCTCATGGCTCTTCGCTCACAAAAGCGATAGTCAGTGCAGATGCAAGCCCACACATATACTCGTCAGTAGCCTCAGGCAGAAGGCTCTCTATGCGTATGTCGTATCTATAGCGATAGTGTCTAGCCAGCAAAAATTCATCTTCCAGCCAAAACTCGTCGCTAGAGATATCGAACCTATGGCCGCCTTTAACTTCATAATCGCCGATCACGTCCAAATATATTCTAAAGCGCAAATTACGGATCACCACATCGCAGACAGAGTGAGTCTTCCCTGACTCGTCCATCAGCTTATCCATGGCCTCATGGTATGAGTTCTTCTCCATCTTCTATCCTCAAGTCCTTCCCAGGAACATACTCAATATAATGCCTTTTACCATTACCCTCAACTACTTCAAAAGGTGTTCCAAAAAGATTATTAAGTATCTCCAAAAGCTCTTCGATCATCTTGAAGACTTCGATCTGCTTTGCTGTAAAGCGGATGTATAGTCTTCTGTATCTGCCGGTTTTTGGCCGGAACTCAAAGTACCACTTTCTTCCTTGCTCTTCTGTATCTCTTCTTGCAGCCTCTCTCTGAAGCTCTGAAATGGTTTCTGGGTCATAGCTGATTCCCTCTTGTTTAGTTAGTTTTTGCCACGTCAGTCGTGAGCGCTTGAGTTGTCTACCGCTGATAATTTTGTTGTCAAACTCATAGCTGATGCCCTTCGGCTGGCCGTCATCATCTAGTGTCAGGTGGATGAAGACTTTCTGCTTCCTGAGCAGCTTGACGAAGTCGAACATATCTCCGTTTTTTGCGTTCGTTTGCTCGATGGCTCCAGCAATTTTCGCGATCATTCTGTGCTTGAGCGGTAGGTCGCCCGAGGCTTGTGAGGCCTGGAGCTCTGCGTGAGTGATCGCTGTGCCCCAGGTTTCAGTGGGTTTGGGGGCTTTCTGGAGGCCGAAGAGGTCTTCGATCTTGTCGACGCTAGCCAGGCTCTTTGAGCGCTCGTTGCTGTCGCTGATCAGCCGGAAGTCTTCTTCGAGCTGGATCCGGTTGGCGACGATGTGCACGTGCTCATGATCTTTGTCTCTGTGCTTTACAGCGACGTACTTGCAGGCATCGGTGAAGCCAAGGTCTTTCATGTACTTGCGGACTGCTACTTGCCACTGGGCGTTCGTCAGCGTCTCCCCAGGGCGCAGGGAGAGCATGGCGTGGAAGACTGGCTTGATGACTTTGTCGGAGTCGATAGACAGCTGGCGCAGAATGCCGACCTCGTCGAACTCCCTGACCATCTCCATCACTTGACGCTCATCGCCGGCCTGGACGCCTGGTAGCGGGTCTGGAGACAAGCAGTTGCTGTCGATAGTCTCGATGTCGGAGATTTCGTGATCGTGCTTAGTGCAGCCGAAGATGTAGCGGATACGTCCATTAAAAGAGCCGGAGCTCTTCTTGAAGATCTTGCCGATCATAGTGCACCTCCAAGCGTGGCCTGGCAGATGCGGCGGATCTGAGCGAGCAGTGCTTCTTTTGGCTCTTGTTTTTGGATCATCAAGGCCAGGCGGTTGAGCTCGATCTGGACGATGCGGGCGCTAGCTTCGATCTTTGCTTTTGGCTTTTCTCTTGCGATGTAGTCGCGTACATATGCAGATACTGACTTGTATCCAGCCTCATCTACTTTTGCATCGATCACTTCGCGCTCAGCGGCGCTTACTCTGACGATGAATGTTCCGTCTTTTCTCTCTGTAGTTTTCATTTTGATCAACCTTTATTGTTGTTATTGTTGTTGAATTCGATTACTGCTTTTTCTAGTGTCAGCAGCTTCTTCTCGTACCACGCTGCTTTCTCTAGATCTTGGATGCCGGCCTTATCGGTATAGCGCCAGCGGTACTTAAACGAATTGCCTCTGAAGTAGCCGCGAAGCTCGGTGATCGATAAGCAGCTCGTCATTGCTTCGATGCACTCTAAGTTGAGGCTGTCTACGTTATCGAGAAGAGCACTGCGGACAAAGATTGTTAGATCGTCTGCGCCTTTGTTGTAGTGCTTGGGGTTGTTTACCATGTCCAT